TCGGCTGGCCCAGCAGCACCTCCCGCCGGGGGTGATGCAGCAGATCCAGCAGCTGCCCATGCTCCCGCAGCAGCTGCCGCCGGAGCAGGTCCAGGGCTTCCAGCAGCAGGTGCAGATGCTGATCGACCAGCTGGCTTCGCCGATCCTGGCCCAGCTGACGGCGGAGCTCATGGAATCGATTGGCCAGGGCAGCGCCGATGATCCCCTGGTGCAGATCCGGCAGCAGGAGCTTCAGCTGCGTGCCGCTGAGCTCCAGCAGGATCAGAGCGAGTTCCAGGCCGAAGAGCAGCGCCGGGTCCAGGAGAAGCTCCTGGAGGCCGAGATCCAGCGTCAGCGCATGGACCTGCAGAAGCAGATGGCTGACGATAAGATCCGCATGGCTGAGGACCGGCTTCAGCAGAACACTGAGCTGAAGCTGATGGAATTGGCCCAGAGATTTGGGAGGCAGCAATGACCACCAGCTACAAGAAAGAGGCGATCGCTGAGCTCCGCAAGCGCAAGCAGGTGATGCGTGAGCTGGAGGCTATCGAGTTCGCCGCGGAGGAGAAACGCAAGGCCGATCGCGATGCCGCGAACCAGGCCAGGATTGCGGCCAAGCTTGGCCGGGCCACTGGGGAGGAACCTGCGCCTCCCCCGGTGGTGCTTTCTGATTTGGAAGGGGCTCTTCCTGAAGAGCCGGCAATCAAACCCAAGCGCCGCCGCAAGGCGGCACCAAAGAAGGAGGCACAAGATGCCGCTCAAGAAAGGACGTGGTCAGGAGACGGTCTCGGAAAACATCAAGATGCTTCGTAAAGAGGGTCGTCCGCAAAACCAAGCCGTCGCCATCGCCATGAAGAAGGCGAAGGAGATGAAGAAGGGTGGAGCCGTCATGGGCGGCAAGCCGAAGAGAATGAAGACCCGTGGCACCGGCGCCGCCACGAAGGGTCTTTATTTTTACGAACGGGATTGATGGACGACCTCGACCTTCAATCCCGGATCGATCGAACCATTCGTGAGCGTCGGGCGCTGATCCAAGAGATGCTCATGAATGGTTTGCTCAAAGACATGGAACAGTACAAATTTGTGCAAGGCGAGCTGCGTGCGCTAGACTTTGTCGAGGAGACCATTCGGGACTACCTCAAGAAGGAGGCGCGGTGAGCAAACCAAGTGTAGAGGGTGCTTATGTAAGCACCGAGGAGCGCGTGCTCGATCCAACCCTGTTGGAGAAGAGCGCGCTTGAACGCATGCCCAGCCCGTCCGGGTGGCGCATGCTGGTTCTTCCTTATGCGGGGAAGGGCACAACCAAGGGTGGGATCCACCTGACCCAGGAGACTCTCGACCGGGAAGGGCTCGCTACCGTGGTGGCGTATGTCGTGAAGATGGGGCCGCTCTGCTATGCGGAGACCTCCAAGTTTGGCCACAAGCCGTGGTGCAAGGAGCGCGACTGGGTCCTGATCGGCCGCTACTCGGGGGCCCGCTTCAAGCTTGAAGACGGCGCCGAGGTCCGCATCATCAATGACGATGAGGTCATTGGCACTATCCTCAACCCAGACGACATTGTGAGCTTCCGATGATTGAGAACGCAGCGAAACAAGCCGAAGAAGAAGCGGTAGAGATCGAGATCACCGAGGAGATGCCGGAGGGCCAGGCCCCCGCGTCTTCCGACGATGAGCTTGAGCGCTACACGAAGCAGGTCTCTCGCCGGATCAACAAGCTTAACGCTAAGAGCCGCGAGGCCGAGGAGCGCGCTGCCCAGCTGGAGCGCGTGGCGATGCAGAAGGAGCAGGAGCTCCAGCAGTATCGCCAGCAGACGGTCCACTATCAGCAGAGCATGCTCCAGAAGGAAGAGGAGTCGCTGAAGGCCAAGTCGGACCAGGTCGACGAGATCTACCGCAAGGCGGTCTCCAGCGGCGACGCCGAGCTCATGTCCAAGGCGGATACGCTGAAGACCGAGCTCGCCATCCAGAAGGAGAAGCTGAACGCGGCCAAGGCCCGCTATGCCGGGGCCCAGCAGGCCCAGGCTCAGCCGGTTCCCCAGGAGCAATATCAGCAGTACCAGCAGCCGCAGCAGCAAGCCCAGCAGGAGGTCAAGCCGACCGACCAGGCCTTGTCCTGGCACCAGCAGAACCCCTGGTACGGGAACCAAGAGGACCCCGAGCATTCGGCGGCTACGCAGCTTGCGTACTTCACCCACTTCAACCTTCTGAACGAAGGCTACGAGGCCGACTCCGAGGATTATTATGCGGAGTTGAACAATCGTGTTTATCGGGCGTATCCTTCGCTCAAGGCTGCCGGTGACGGCGGCCAAGCTGCCGGGAAACAGGAAAGTCGACCCTCTGTGCAAAGAGTCGCTTCCGCCTCAGTAGGAGGTCGGCAAAAATCACAGACCAAGCGTGGTGTGACGTTTACGAAGTCTGAGATCGAACGTCTCCGCGGTCTGAAGCCGCACAACATGAGCGAGGAGCAGTGGCTCCAGCGAGTGGCTAAGGAAAAGCAGAAGATCGCACAACGAGAGGTACGATGAGATGAGTAATACGACCACGAACCGCGCAAGCCGTGAATCCGAGACTCACGCTAAACAAGCTCGCAGACAACCTTGGCGCCCAGTGCGTAAGCTGGAAACTCCTCCCGCCCCTCCGGGGTACGAATACCGTTGGATTCGGGAGAGCATGCTGGGGCAGGAAGACAGGGCCAATGTGTCCCGTCGGGTGCGCGAGGGCTGGGAACTGGTGCGTGGCACCGACCTCCCACCCGAGTGGCGCGATTCCTTCCCCACCATGGACAGCGGCCGCCATGAGGGCGTAGTAAGTACGGAGGGTCTGCTGCTGGCCAAGTTACCGATCGAAACGGTTCAGGAGCGTCGAGCCTATTATGGCGACAAGACGCGCCAAGCCCGGGAGGCGTTGGACAACAACATGTTCAGCGAGCTCCGGGGAGACAGCCGTTATGTGAAGTACGACCCCCAGCGCGATACCCAAGTTACCTTTGGACGACGCTGATATTAGGAGGCCATTCAAATGGCAAATAAAGACGCTGCTTTTGGTTTGCGTCCCAGCCGGATGATGGGTGGTGCCCCTTATTCTGGGGGTCAATCCCGTTACCGCATCGCAAGCAGCCTCGCCGGTGCTATCTTCCAGGGCGACCTGGTCAAGCAAGTAACCGGCGGTGGCATTGAGCGTGCTGCTGCATCCAGCACGGTTCCGGTGGTAGGCGTTTTCAACGGCTGCCAGTACACGGATCCGACTACGGGTGAGCAGGTGTTCAAGAACTACTACCCTGGCGGCGTTGCCGCTTCCGACATCATCGCCTTCGTCATCGACGATCCGAGCGTGGTGTTTGAAGTGCAAGCCGATGCTGCTTTCCCCGTCGCTGACCTGTTTGGCAACTTCGACATCGTCGATAACGCCACCACGGGCGACGTGAAGAGCGGTCGCTCCAACCTGGAGCTCGGTGTCACCACGGGTGCTACGACCACGACCCTGCCCCTCAAGGCAATCGACATCTCCCAGGATCCCGACAACGACGACGTGGCCTCGGCCAACACGAACGTGCTTGTGGTTATTCAAAACCACATCATGGGCGTGAAGTCCGCTGGCTTAGCATAAGGAGGCTGAACAATGGCAATTTCACGCGCCCAGCTCGCGAAAGAGCTAGAGCCCGGACTCAACAGCCTTTTCGGCCTGAGCTACGATACCTACTCTCGCGAGTACGAGCAGATCTTCGCTATCGAAGATTCTCAGCGTGCGTTTGAAGAGGAAGTGCTGGTCACCGGCTTTGGCGGGGCTCCCGTCAAGACCGAAGGCCAGGGCGTCCAGTTCGACAACGCCTCCGAGAGCTACACGGCTCGTTACACCCATGACACCATCGCCCTGGCATTCAGCCTCACCGAAGAGGCCGTCGAGGACAACCTCTACGACTCCCTCGGTAAGCGCTACGTCAAGGCCCTGGCCCGTTCCATGGCTAACACCAAGGAAGTCAAGGGTGCCGACGTGCTCAACAACGCTTTCAGCACCTCCTTCAACGGCGGTGACGGGAAGCCCTTGATTGCCCTCGACCACCCGCTGGCCGGTGGCGGCACTGCTGCCAACCGTGCGACGACGATGGCTGACCTCAACGAGACGTCCCTTGAAGACGCGCTGATCGACATCAGCACCTTCACGGACGATCGCGGTCTGACCATCTCGGTGCAGGCGACCAAGCTTGTGGTTCCCCCGCAGCTGGTGTTCGTTGCAGACCGGATCCTGGAGTCCACGCTCCGGGTCGGAACGGCCGACAACGACATCAACGCGATCCGCAACACGGGCGTGCTTCCCGGTGGCTACACCGTGAACCACTACCTGACGGATCCGGATGCCTTCTTCCTCCTCACCACGGTGACGGAGATGGGCGAAGGCCTGAAGATGTTCCAGCGTACTGCCATGGAAACTTCCATGGAGCCGGACTTCTCCACCGGGAACCTCCGCTACAAGGCCCGCGAGCGCTACAGCTTTGGCTTCAGCGACTGGCGTGGCATCTACGGCTCCGAAGGCGCGTAAGCACCTCCAGCCGTATCCAAAGGGCGTCCTCCGGGGCGCCCTTTTTATTTGTCCAGAATGGGCGTATAAATGGGCCTGTGATCCCTGACGAGCAAACGCTCGACACTAGCCACGACAGGAGATTCCCAATGGCTACCACGACCTTCTCCGGGCCCATCAAGGCCGGAACCATTCGCGAAGGCGCTTCTGCAAACCTCGGTTTTGTGGTGATGGCTCAGTCCGCCGTCATCGACATCATCGGTGCCTCGTCCCTCAACCAAGAAGTTGCTGTGATCCCGGCGAACAGCCAGATCGTGGACGTGATCCTCAATGTCACGACCGTCAGTAATGATGGTACGGCTGCTACTGTTGCTGTGGGCACCTCTGCTGACGCCGACGCCTTTATCCCGGCCACCAGCACCCAG